GTGTGGGTGTTTTAAAGTATTATAAAGTAACATAAGGCGCTTTTTTGCTTTAGCACCCCCCTAAACCTTTAAATTTTTATAAAATGCATGCGAATAAGTATGATATTTGGGTGCTCGAAAGGTTTACAAAGGATAATATCGCTTTTTTCGGATGTCTTGCTTTGCCTGGTCCAACAGTTGGTGTGTCTGAAGTATAGCAACTTAACTAGATTTGCGACTAGGGGTATCAATATTACAAAATATATTTCTTATAACCATAGCGTATGCAAAAATTTTTTTTGTATTGTTATAGAGACTTTGTATATTAGCTATTATTATAAACAAACAATCATGAGTAAAAGAGAAAGATCAAAGTATTACACAAATAAAAGTGTGAAAACTAGGATAGACAACATCTTAGAAAGAAATGCTACTAACTGTGCTAACTTAGGCACTGGTACAAAGTGGGATTTAAAAACAAGAGAAAACGTAGAGAAAGCATGGGTAGAAATGGCACAGGGGATTCTCAAATTAGATCCTGATTTCTATATATCCGTTATGAAAAACACAGATGGGAACTTTTTAAAGACTTATAGAGCAGCTGAAATGTAAAAACTCTCTATTATTGTATTCTTAAACTAGTCTTCTTTGATTCCATATATATTTATCATACATTTGAGTCTTAAATAAATATAATAAGAAAATTTTAAATCAATGAGAGTAGTAAAGCCAGGTGTTGAGTATCAAGTAACAGATTTTGCAGACAACACAGAATGTCAAACAATCAAATTCACGGAAAAACTAGCAGGAGAGTTCCAAAAAGGAACTACAAACGAAGAAGTCATTAATGTTCTTATAGATAGATTCTATAGCTTACAAAAAAGAAACTTTAGTGCAGAGAATCAATGCATCATACTCTTACTTAAAAATGTAAGACAATTGGTAGCTAAAAGATTATCTAGAAAAATAGAAAAAGTAATTAAGTATAATGAAAGTACAGATACCCACAACTAATGAAACATTCCTAATAGATTATTTAAGAACTATCAATGGAATTTTAAAACTTACCAAAACAGAATTAACTGTTTGTGTAGAGCTCATTAAGACAAATATCCACAATCCGTGTTCAAAAGACAATAGAATTGTAGTTGCAAAGTCTTTAAATTGGGGGAGAGCAGTATTAAATAATACTATTAAATCTCTTAAAGATAAAAACGTTTTAGTCTATGATAAGACTAAAAAGATACGTTATACATTCCATCCTCTAATTTATAACTATAAAACTAATTCAGTTCTAAACTTTGAATTTGTAAATAAAAATGGATATAACCAACAAGCATGAGACAGGAGGAGATTACTTTATTGATATTAGAGTAGAGGGGTTGGATAACCTATTTATGTTTATAGAAGTACAGGAGATGCAGCTAGCAAAAAAAGGAATTTTATTTGACTATGAGATATTATTACCAAAGTTTGAACATAATGTATTTATAGTTAGACACTGGGTGAACCCATTGGATTATTTTAAATTTGGACTAAATGGCTAGAATGATAATAAGAGCTTATGAATATAAGCCTAAAAGAAAGAGACCTGGGGTTCATAGCAAGAACCGTTTTACAAAACAAAAAACAGGAAAATATTATGCAGGAACAAAATACAGGGGACAAGGTCGCTAAATATGTAGTTTCTACATCTCGTCCAAACAGAACGAATGTAGTAATTTCTTGTTCTGAAAAAGATGTAGAATCTGTTGCACGTTCAATGGGAGGTAAATTACTTTATAAATTAAAATAATGGATAAATATATATATAGAGCTAAATTAGATAGAGTTGTCGACGGAGATACTGTTGATGCTATGATCGATTTAGGTTTTGACACATGGGTCAAAAGAAGAATACGCTTTAAAGGAGTTGACACGTGGGAGAGTAGAACAAGAGATCTGGCAGAAAAGAAAAAAGGTCTTGCTGCAAAAGCACGTACAAAAGAGTTATTAACAAAGGTTACTAATAAACCTAAACTGTTTAGATTAAAGTCTTATGGTACTGGAAAATATGGAAGAGTACTAGGAGAACTTTTCATAGCTGATAAAGAAGGAACTCAAATGTGTGTGAACGATCTTTTAATAGAAGAAGGACATGCATATAAATATGATGGTGGAAAAAAAATGACTTTTAAAGGCTGACGAGTGAAGAATTATTAATAACTTTACTAAAAAATATAGTACTTTAAATAAATATTTTGGCAAAAAATAAAATTAAAGAAGAGATATACAAGGAAATACAAGAGGAGATGGGAGGAGAATTAACAGAAATTACAAGTATCTGTGAATCTCAATTCGAGTATTTAGAATACATAATGAGAAAAGGAGGCTTTGACAGTGTACGATTTTCCTATTTTGGTAGATTTCATGTAAATCCGAATAGATTAAAACGAATAAATCATGAAGCTTTTCAAAGAAGACAATTTCAACATAATAATAAATCCGGAAGCTAAACTGATTCCAGAATTTAAAAAAATTATAACTAGTGATAAAGACAGAAAAAAACGTAACGCGCACAGGCACCTATCCTACATTTACTTCATGTGCGACTATAGATCGCCCTATACAATATACCCTGAAGAAGAAAGAAGACAAAGACTCATCAAAGACTTACACATTGACGAAACTTGTCCAATCACCAACCTCGTCGAATCAGGGATGGACAAGTACAACCAGCTTCAACGTACACCTACAATAACTAATCTTAAAGCAATTAAAGAAGGATTATTAACTTCTGCTAAGGTTATTAATGCACTTCGAGAACAAATAGAAAATTCTCTTGATGTAATAGATGGCGATGATACTAAAGATGTGGGAAGTATAATGAAAGATGTAACAAAGCTATTACAGGTTTCAGATCAAATACCTAAAGCAATTGATACTATTAATTCTTTAGAAGAGAAGGTTAAGAAAGAACAAGCTAACGAATCTAAAATTCGTGGAGGTGGAACTAAAGGAATGTTTGAAGACTAATGGAAAAGATAAAATTTAATACAAATTCGAAAATAAAATGTATATGTGGTCATAAGCTACGTATTACAGAGATAAAAGAGGATGGCGTTGAGTTCGAAAAATTTTGTCCGCAATGCGGACGTACAACCTTCGTCGATGAAGATAAGAATGAAAAGGGAGGGGACTTTGTTCCTTACGGGGCAGCTCATTTCATATATGAAAACGATGACGGTAAAAACTTTAGTGGTACTATAGAACGTGAAAATGATCTAAAAGGTTTAAAAGGATATTGTCATTATCAATATGAAAATGGAGAAAGTTTTTATTTAGTGATTTCCAGAGTTAAATCAGACGGTACAATAGATATAATTAAAAAGGACTATACACGTCCAGAAAGATTAGATAAATAATATGTTTGTTAACACTAGATTATTTAGTGCAGAAGCTACAAAATTTTCAAGCCAGGGATTTTATTGTGGAGATCCTCCAGGAAGTGCCCCTTATTATGAATATTGGTCTGAGCAACTAAGAAGGTGTCAAGAAGGATACACTGTTGCTGGAGTTAGAGTAACAGGACATCATTATTTCTATTTAAATTTTTGTCAAATAAAACTTACAGAACATATAGGAGAAAAGAAAGCAGGAATTAAAACTGTATCTTTTCCTAACTTCTGGGATGGTGATTTTGAATACTTCCATGCACTCGAAAAAGCAGCAGATTTAGGTAAACATCTAATTGTAGCTAAAGCAAGGCGTAAAGGATTCTCCTACAAAAATGCTGCCATAGCTGCAAATATTTATAATTCTAGAAGAAATACTTATACTTTATTATGCGCACATGATAAAAAATACTTATATCCAAAAGGGATCATGACTATGGTTACGGATTATTTAAATTTTTTAAATGAGCATACAGGATGGCAAAAAAGAAGACAAACTGTAGATAAGATCAATCATAAAAGAGCTAGTTACCTCCAATATATAAATAAACAACCTGTAGAGAAAGGATATAAATCAGAAGTAGAAGCGATTACTTTTAAAGATAATCCAGATGCTGCAAGGGGAAAAGATGCTACATTGGTAATATTTGAAGAGTGTGGAGCATTCGATAATTTAAAAGCATCATATTTAGCAACACGTCCCTGTGTGGAAGACGGTGGTGTAGTAACAGGTCAGATTGTATTATTTGGTACAGGTGGAGATATGGAAGGAGGAACTATTGATTTTGAATCTATGTTTTATAATCCAGAAGCCTATGATTTATATCCATTTGATAATGTATGGGATGAAGGAGCACAAGGAAGTGAGTGTGGATTTTTCTTTCCCTCCTTTCAAAATAAAATAGGATATATGGACCAGGAGGGTAATTCATTAGCAAAACAAGCAAAACAAATAGAAGATGCAAAAAGAGAACAACTAAAAAAAGAAGCTAAAGATTCAAGTACTTTAGATAAATATATAACAGAATATCCATGGATGCCTAGGGAGGCATTCCTACAACAAAGAGGTAATATGTTTCCAGGAGCATCTTTGGTTTCCTGGAGAAATGAATTAATGAGAACAGGGCTTCATACTAAAATGGCAGTTAATGGAGTATTAGTAGAAACTTCAAATGGAATATTATTTAAACCTAGTGATAAAGTTAGACCTATAGATAAATTTCCTCATAATAAAACTGATAATGTACAAGGATGTATTGTTATATATCAATCTCCAGAAACTGAACAAGAAAAAATACCAGATGATTTATACTTTATAGTTCATGACCCTTATGCAAGTGATGGTTATGGTGCTTCTTTAGGAGCAGCTTATGTAATAAAAAGGGTCAATAATTTTTCAAAACCGGATGATATGATCGTAGCCTCCTATGTAGGAAGACCAGAATCACAAGATGAATATAATTATAATTTATTTTTATTAGCACGATATTTTAATGCTAGAATAGGATTTGAAAATGATAGAGGAGAAGTGATACCATATGCAAAAAGACATAAGTATTTAAACTATCTTTTACCAGAGGCAGAATTATTTGATAAAACCGATGGTGTAAAAATCCGTAAATTAAATAGAACATATGGTACATCTATGGGATCTAGTCATAGAAAGAATCAAGCAGAAATCTATCTAAGAGATTGGTTACGAACACCTAGAGGATTAAGAGATGATGGAGATAGAAAGTTAAATCTGCATTATATATATGATATAGCTTTAATAGATGAGCTAATAAAATATGATACAAAAGGGAATTTTGACCGAGTTTCTGCATTATTAGTAGGTATGTTTCATATGAAAGATCTCTATAATAAAGACATGGAGGAGATATATCAAGAATCAGGGGAATCCTTTTGGAATAGAAAATTTTTTCAGTAATTTGTAAGTTATGAGTAGAATTCCTAAACAAAAGATTCCGAGGAGCCGGAAATCTAAACAGTGGGGACAAGATACAATGGATGCGTTTATTGACCGTAGCCATTTTTCTAACCAACACAAATCTGTCTTACATAAATATTATGACGCTTATAATGGCAACATGTCTGAAGCTGACTATAATTATGTGATAAATCCATATAATTCCGAAAAACATAAAACCAAAGGGTTTCCAGCAAAACTACGTAGTTATAATATAATAAAGCCAGTAGTGGACTTATTAATGGGAGAAAAATCTAAACGTCCTTTCTCACATCAAGTAGTTGTACGAAATTCTGATATGCAATCAATGCAACAAGAGCTTTTAAAAATAGAACTTAAAAAGTATCTAGAACAAAAGTTTGTTAATGATTTAAATGAAATGGGAGTTGATACTGGAATGCCATCTAAAGAATTACAAGAATTAGAAGGTTTAAAAGAAGAAATTATAAGTAACTACAAAGATACAAGAGCTATCATGGGGCAAGAAGCTCTAGATTATATGATAGATAAACTAGAATTACCAGATCATTTACAAACCGCTTTTTTCGATTGGTTAGTATCTGGTGAAGTATATTCATATAAGGATATATGTATGGAAGAGGTTGAATATGAAGTGGTTTCTCCATTAGATCTTGATTACGAAAAATCACCAGATGTCCAATTTATAGAAGATGGTGATTGGGCTGTTAGGCGTAAACTAATGAGTGTTAATGCTATAATTGATTCTTTTTACGATGTTTTAAAAGACTCAGAGATAGATCGTTTAGAGAACCCCTCACAAAAAACATCTACAGGAATTATATCTCCTTTTAATAAACACTATCCAAATTCTGATACCGAGCGTTTTGCTGAAGTTTTACATGTTACATGGAAATCTTTTTCACGTATAGGTATATTAACATATTATGATGAAGTAGGTCAAGAACAACAAATGGTTGTTGATGAGACTTACAAAGTCGATAAAGAAGCAAATGAACAAATAGAATATTATTGGGTTAATCAGGTTTGGGAAGGGTACAGAATTGATAATGATATATATGTCAATATCAGACCCCATCAAGTACAGAGAAACGAAATGTCAAATCTTTCAATTTGTAAGCTCCCCTACAACGGAAGAATCTACTCAAATAGACATTCGGATCAAATATCCATCGTTTCCTTGGGGGTACCCTACCAAATCCTTTATAATATATTCCACTATAGACTAGAATTGTCTATTGCAAAAAATAAAGATAAAATCATGTTAATGGAAATGAATACAATTCCTAAGAGACATGGTTGGGATGAAGAAAAATTCATGTATTATGCAGATGCTATGGGATACGCGTTCATAGATTCGACTGCAGAGGGTAAGAGGGGGGAAAGAGTTTCCTTCAATCAATTCCAGGTTCTTGATATGAGTTTGGGGCAATATATTGCTTCTCAATTTCAATTATTACAATCTGTAAAACAAGAATGGGAAGAATTAGTAGGAATCTCAAGACAAAGAAAAGGTCAAGTTCATGCTTCTGATGGAATAGGAAATACTGAAAGAGCAGTGTTCCAATCATCAGTTATGACTGAAGAATTATTTAGAAGATTCGATAAATTTGTAGAAAGAGAATTTAATGGTTTATTAGACACTTCAAAATCAGCTTGGAAAGACGGTAAAAAAACACAATATATTGCTAGTGATTTTAGAGAAGCTATTTTAGATATAGACCCAGGTTTATATCAAGAAGCAGAGTTTGGAGTATTTGTTAAAAATAATTCTATCGAACAAGATAAATTACAAGCTTTAAAACAACTTACATTATCATTTGCTCAAAATGGTAGTATGCCATCAACTATTGCAGAGATATTAGATGGAACTAATTTTGCACAAATTAAATCTAAATTAGAAGAAGTTGATAAGATAGAAAAACAACTGCAAGCACAACAGCAGGAACAAGCACAGCAAATGCAATCACAACAATTACAATCTCAAGCTCAGGAAAAACAGGCAGAGAGAGATTTCGAATCATCTGAAAATCAAAAAGATAGAGATAGTAAAATGGATATAGAAGAAATGAAAATAGCAGCGAAAGTTATAGATCAAGATATGAATGATAATGGAATCAATGATGCTGTAGATTTAGAAAAAATTAGACTTGAAAGAGAAAAACTAAATCAGAAGAGAGAAGAACAAAGAGATAAGAAAGAGATTGAAGAAAAGAAAATAAAAGTGCAAGAAAAAGCACTCAATAAAAAAACAACATAAAAAGACTATATATAAAGGTGTAAAAACTGGAGTATATTTTATATAGAAAACTAGTATAATTTAATTAATTTTGTAAAAAATGAGTGAAATAGAAAACCTAGATTTATCAAAAGTTACAGTTAGTGACTTATTAAATGATAAACAAATTCCGGATTCTACTGATCCAAAAGAGGAGGAAAAGCCTGTAGAGGATAAAGTAGAAACAACTACTGAAGCAGTAGATAATACCGAAGAGGTGCAAGAAGAAGCACCTGTTGATGAAGAGAAATCTTCAGAAGACAAAAGCGTTGAAGAGCCGGTTTCAGAAGAAACGGAAGAAGCAGCTGAGAACACTGAGTCTGAAGAAGCAGATTCAGAGCTATCAATAATCCAAACTTTAAGAGAAAGACTTGGATATGAAATTGATGGAGAGTTTGGAGACGACTATGATGGAATCATAGGGTTAACCAAAGCAACAGCTGGTAAAATGGCGGAAGAACAATTCGGTCAAGTATTCGCAGCTTTTCCTGATGTTCAAGAATATATGAACTACAGAGTAGCAGGCGGACAACCTAATGAGTATTTTGAAGTTGCA